GTTTTCTTGCAGTAGAAAGCTGAGCAGTTTCTTCTGCTAGTTTCATATACAAGTTTATAAACTTATTCTTCATCTTCTTTCCACTCTAACCAGTTCTCGTATTCTTCTTCCAAGCCACCATATTCCAGCATTTCTTGAGTTACTGAATCCCTCCAGTTCTCATCCTCGAAATCATATTCAACATGATTCTGCATTTCATTATAGTAAGTTCCAACAAAAGACAATCCTGGCTCGTGGTATAATGCATCAACCCCCCACCCATTATCTTCTAAGTACTCGTATAATTCTATCGGTGGACTCCATGCACTGTCGAAAGAAAGAACAATATTATTCTCATCTTGAATATCAAAAGTATGTACGCATACATCCCACTTAGTTCCCCAGTTCTCAATATTCCAAGAGTACCAATCGTCATCAGCAGTTTCTGGTCTTGGATAAAGATACTGAAATGGCTCTGGTTTTTCTTTCTTCAATTCTTCTTCTAAACCTTTTATCTTTTCAGGATCAGGATTCCAAAGAGTAGCGTGATTAGAACACCAATTAGGCATAATTATTTTTCCTTGTATATTCTATTAAAGGTAATTCTAAATTTTTCTTTATGCTGTTCTTCTTCTGCAAGAGTTTGTTTAGTTTTGCCAGTTGTCGTATAAACAGCAATACGTTTTAAAGCAGCCACAAAGTTTAATTTGGTAATAATATTGCCCCAGCCATCAGCAAAGCATAATGTGGGAATTAGTAAAATCATAACTAATATTTTTCTCACTTTACTTTTCCTCAGATTCGTTTTTAATACTCTTAATAACTTTATCTACTGTTATAACGATAGCAGCAAATGAAAGTTTGTTTGTGATATGTTTCCAACTACCACTATCAGCAAATGATATAGATGGTATTAACAGTAATGCAATTATAAGTTTCTTCATTTTACATTTTCCTTCACAGTTTCTTGAACATTTACCAAACCTTTCTCAAGAAAATTGGTAAAATTAGTAACGCCAACGGTGGCAATAATAAATCCCAAAACAAACCCAATAATAAATTTCATAATATATAACCCCCCAAATTAAACAAAGTCAATAGCGAACTCACCAGTTTTACCGATTTGAGAAAACGTCATATCAGTAAAAGTTTCAACGCTACCCTTAACTGCGATCATATCATCACGCTCAACACCATCAACAAACAAAGTACCTTTAAACCAGTCAAGCATATATTTTTTATCACCAGCACGACCAGGAAGTGTATAACCACGAGCAGTTAAAACATCATGAACAAGGGTGTTAACTTTTTCTTCAAAAATTTGGATTTCAATAGTAGTCATAATCATATTTCCTTTTTGTTTTTCGTTTCGATAGTAGTATTATCGCTTATTTACGAATAAAAGTAAAGGGTTTTATGAAAAAAGATGTCTAATAAAATCAATAACTTACGGATCTAATTTAGATTTTATATAACTAATTACCTCTTCTGCCTCGAAATATATGGGCTGTTTGTCTATTATTTTGTCTATTCTCCGTGCTTTATACTCCTCCATAATCTCGAAAAAAGGTTGGAGTTCGTCTGGGTTGAGAGTATCCAAGAATTGCTGGAACGATCTTTGATCAAGAAATCCAACCAGCTTACACATAATGTCTTCAAGTTTCTTGGACAACCTCTTTCTCCTTTTTTGTTGTGGATTCCTTTTTCGGTAATGGAGGAATAAACCCAGCATCAGAAACTAATTTACGTGTAATCTTTTTATACAGCTTTGGTAGTTTCTGTTCTTTGACGGCAAGTAAAATTTTTGCTTCAGATGGATGTAGCGACTCCAACAAATTAATGAATAGCTGTTCACGTTTAATTGGTTTAAGATCTTCTCGTAAGAAAACATATAACCTCTTCAATTCAAACAGCAGTGTAGTAGGACTCATCGTAAATGGAGCAGAGTCTTCTTTATATGGAGGGTTTCCATCAGGAAGAATAAATTTTTTCTCAGGTAAAAATGCATACTCGAAAAAAACTTTTAATCCCGCATTCTTTTTATACTGTTCAATAAGTTTAGGATCTTCAGATAGTTCATCTAAAATTTCTACAATGTGTTTCTTCATTTAAAAGTCCTCCAGTTCATCTAATAATAATCTACATTTATTTGCTATTAGATAATTCATAATTGACATCTTATCACCTTTGGGTGATTCATTGTCATACGTGGTTTGTATTGTTTCTACTATTTCCTCAGGTATATAGTTAAAGTCTACCAGTTTTTGATTTCGATGCCAGTTAGTTCTTTCTTCTGAAGTTTTACAGGCATCAATACCGTTCTCAAAAAAATCTGATAGACGTTTTGAGGTAACAGGTTTTTGTCTTGTTCCAGTAATGAATACATCATCAGCACTTAGGATATTTGGTATACCGTCACCAGAGTCTCCCTTAACAATATGCTCAATCATGTACTTCTTAATTTCAGCTGGTTTACCAGTGACCATCTTTTTTTGCATAGGAGACCACTGTTTTACATTACCATAAACCTGAAGTTGTTTGAAGTCTTTATCGCTAGAGATAATCAAGTTCTCCTCATGCTTACCCAGTTCTTGAGTAGACATAACCAGTGCAGCAATAATGTCATCTGCCTCAGTGTTCTCAAAGTGCATAACCTTGTAAGGAAAGTGTTCCTTAATTTCCTCACGGATAGTTGATAGTGTATCAAATATCAAAGACCAGTTTAAGTCTGATGCATCACGATGTTTTTTACGCATGGCTTTATAGGGAGAAAACATATCTCGTCTCCAATATTTTTTACCATCGCAACAAATAACTATGTCACCGTAAGTGCCGCCATACTTTTTCTTATACGACTTTAATGTGGATAAAGTAACATGCCGTATTAAATCAGTTATTTCTGATTCACTTCCAGAGATTAGTTCTCGTTTGAAAGAAAGAATATTACTCAACGAAACCTGCGAATAGTCTACTAGTATCATATCAAAATGCCTTCAAAATTATACAGTCTTTATTTACCCTACCATTAACAGCAATCTCTTTGGTTTTAAGTTTCTTAAGACTACTAGCCAACCAAGACTTAGTTAGATTGCTCAGTATCTCTTTTGGCTTTCGTAAAGTTTTAGCCAGAGACTCTGCTGTTGAATAGTTAAGTAGCGTAGTACCTTTAACAGAAATACCAGAACTATCTGCAGCCACATATCTAAACAATCTTCTATATTTGGTATTGTAAACCCAAACTTCTTTGCTTCCAATTATCTTTATTGGATCAATACTGGTAAGACCATCATCCTCTTTCATATATTGGAGTTTAGAAACTAACTGTATTGGAGACTTCTGTTTTCTCGCTCTTGGCTTTCTGTTCGCTTTAGAAGAAACAACGCATTGTTCACATCCATTAATAATATCTTCAATAAACTTCTTAAACTTTTTAATTTGAGATTTCGTGAAGTTAGAATATCCCTCGTTAAGATCTTCATCATTACCTTCAATAACTTCATTGATTTCGTCTAGATGTTCAGCGTAAAACTCAGCAATCTTTTTGGCAACTGGTCCGCTGACCTGTTTACCCTGAAGATACGACAGCGCAGAAAACTTTGGTGTCTGTTTAGTGGTAATGAATTTGTCAATCTGATAATCTATCTCATCAGACAACACAACAGCTGTATCATATATTCTTTTCTGAATATCGACTTCAGCTTTCTTAATTGGGGTAACATCTTCAGTATTGTCATACTTTTGTTTCAGATTATCAACTAATTGTTGAACCTTTGCTTTGTCAGAATCTGAAACATACTGCCCCTTACTCTCATGGTAAGATAGTATGGCAATGTAGCGTAACTCATAATCTTTGGCTTTACTAAAAAGTTTAACCAAAGAAGAGTCTTTCTTTTTAAAGATAGTTGTGAGCCACTTCATGTATTTCTTACTATCTGTGTTGGCATTATGGTAATTCAACGCAGTAATAAGATCTGACCTGTAGTTCTCTTGGGTGAGAACTGGCTCAGAGATCTTCATTGACGAAATTAATTGTTGCTGCTTTACTTTCTTTTTCAACATAGGATGTTATCCTCCATAAAATATATAGGTATATTCTACGGTAGATTTGATTTAAAGTAAAGTTTTAATTTCCAACATAAAAACAATAGTTTATACTTGATGTTGAATCGCTCCAACTAAACTTAGAAATGGAATCAGTCCTAAAAGATCTCCACTCTTGAATACCCTCGTCAAAAACTCTCACTGCTTCTTGAGAAGAATCGGCAGTTGTTGTTTTGGGTCTTTTATCTTCGGGGATTCTACTTTCGGCAAGCGTACACGCCATTTCCCTTTGCGTCCCGTCTTTCTTGGTAAAAACAACGCACAGATCTCTGACTTCTTCATTGTATAATAGCTCCTTTAGAAAATCTAATTTAAAATCCTCTTGTATCTCAACGGTAGTCATAATATCTCCAATTAATTTTAAACCGTACAACTATTATACATGATCGCAATATTAAAGTAAAATTGCAATTGGGGGAAGAACTCCCCCATTGCTTAGAATGCTACATTCAGCTTTGCACTGATTGCGTTGACGGAAACTAGATCTGTTGAAGCATGGCTATACTCTAACACTAAAGTTTTGTTAGAGATCTGCTTATTAACTCCAAGATTAAATCTATTTGTGCCGTCAGTATCTCTAATAATACCGCCAGAGATACTCTTTGTCAAATTAAACTCCATACCGACAGAAGCGTAACGATACTTATCTTCAGCATCGCCCACTATTCTTGCGCTTTGAATACTTCCAGTTTCAACGTAGCCATCCACGTCAGTAACGCCACGTGTATAACCTACGATTGGACGAAGTTTC